ATAAGATATTCTCCAATCTGTTTACGAGAACCAAGATTAAACTCTTGTAAAGTTTGTCGCATAAAAGGATTGAAGTTGTTAGTATCTAAACAGCGTTGATATTCTTCATCAGTGAGTCCACGCTTGGATAGATTACCATCTTTCTTGATGTAGGGTGTGACCTCTTTTGTGTCTACCCATTTAGGTTTAAACGTTTCATGTACCTCTGATTCAATCAGTTGTTTCTTTTCTCTAAGCTCTGCTAATAAACTAAGTGCTGACTGCATATCAAAAGCAAAACCATCTTGCTCCTGTTGTTTCATAATCTTAGCTATACCTTGTTCAATCTCAATAGACTGAGGTGAAAAACCTTTTGACTCTTTGCGAAGTTCTTGTAGTACTCTCGTGTTTAACTGTACATCCCGTACACAATAGTTTAACATGTCAGTAGAGTAATTAAGATAATCTTCAAACTCAATCTTTGGATAACCTAACTTGTATCCCCAAGTCTCAAGACTGTGACCACCATCCCTTGTTGGATTGAACAGTCTGGATAAAACTAAAGTGTCAATAAGTTTTTTATCACTAAGATCAACTCCTCCAAACTTTTCCACAACTGGAATATCAAATCCAATAATGTTGTGACCAATCAGTCTATCTGCTGTAGTAAGAAACTGATATCCTTCTTCTAACTTGTTAGGTGGGAACTTAAATATCTCACCTGAGTCAGGATTCTGGGCAACGATACACCATACTTTAGTAGCATGGATATCATCTGTTTCTATATCAAATACTAAATCCATTAAAAGCCTTCATCCCCAGAGTTATCAAACTCTATGTCCTCGTTAGTTAATTCAGATAGTCTGCCGGTCTCTGCATCATAGATAACTCTAGCTGCCATACCTACATCACCTGTGTATCTTGATTTAAGTACACGTAGTCTTGTAGTTCTAGCTTCGTCTGGGTCGTCTGATTGTTGATTACGTTCTAATGCAATCACACAATCTGATAACTGACCAATACTGTTAGAGCCACGTAGATGAGAGAGACTTACTTCAATTCCATTCTCGTGTCCTTTGTTTCCATCGACACGTCTAAGATGTGACACAAGTATAATACCTGCACCTGTTTCTTCAACTAAACTTCTAAGCCTAGTCATAATAGAATCAATGGCTCGTCTCTCATCACCTTCATGCACTGCACTTACCAACATGTGCAAGTGATCTACAACCACCCACTTACAGTCACATCCAATAATCATAAAGCGAAGCTTAGTAAAGATATCATCAATGTCGTTAGTGCCAAAGTGGGAATGAACCCATACTCTGTTTTTATTCTCACCATCGTACAAGATGTCAAACATCTTATCAAGTTCTTCTTTAGAAAACTTCTCACGTTCTTGGTCAATGTATAACCTAGCGTTAGCTTCAATAGAAAGTATACCATCAATGGTACGTCTCCAATCTTCTTCTAATGCTATGATACCTACGTTGTCCTGTGTTTGTTTCACAAGCCAATGCTCTATCTCTCTGGTTACACTAGACTTACCAAGACCTGTTCCACCTGTAAGAGTTACAAGCTCACCTTGTCTCAAGCCATACAGCTTTTTGTTGAGTCCTTCATAAGGATAAGGTATGCTTTGTTTCTTCTCACGATTATGAAACTTCTCACGTTGCTCTGTGACATTGATAACACCAGAAGGTGTATAAACTTTAGCAGACCACCAAGATTCAACAAAATCTTTGTGTCTGTTTTCACGAAGCATATCGTTAGGGTCTTTGAACCCATTGGGAAGTGTGAGTATCCTAGCCTTACCCGGCTTGAAAAGTCTTGCAACTTTAACTGCTGCATCCTTTCCTGCTTTATCGTTATCAAAAGCAACGATCACGTTTTCAAAGTCGTCAAAGAACTCCAAGCTTTCTTTGATGTCTCTTACTGCACCTTGTGCTCCACGCTTGATGGATACGACTGCCCACTTACTACCAAGTAGTTCATAGGCTGCCATAGCATCACACTCCCCTTCGGTTATGGTGACATACTTGCCACCCTTAAACAACTGTTGACCAAACAATCCGGTGTCATTGTAACTACCTTGTACAAAGAAATCTTTAGTAATAGAGTTCCTACATTTAGTAGCTGACAATTCATGTCCGTTATAGTACGGATAGAAATGTTTAATGACCTGACCTTTCAAGTCTTGAACAGCTTTAACCCCAAACTTCTGTGCAGTTGCTTGAGATATTTTTCTGTCTGTCAATGCAATGAAGCTACCCTCAGTTACATTGTCAGGCTGTTTGGTTTGTGTTGGTTGTGATGTTGTCATAGTTTTTCCGTTACATGCTTGTTCATAGTTAGGCATAAATTCTCCACAACTGAAACACTTTGCCGAGCCATCTTCGTTGACTCCTACAGCATCACTGCTGGTGCATAGTGGACAGGGTTGTTTCAACTTATGCCAAGTTGTATCATTCATGTTAGCCCTCCTCAAGACTATGTGTTATCTTTTGCTACTTTAGATTCATCCTCTATAGTTTCTGGGTCGTCTCCAACAAACTGTCCTTTCTCATTACGAGCAGGTTCTGTTTCAACGATTGCTTCTTCTCTATCTTTAAGAAGTTCTTCTAAGTTAGCACGATGTGTACGACTTGCAAAGTCTAAAGCTTCTATGATAACTTGTAAGTTACCAACTTTCTGTACTATAACAGTAGCTTCTTGCTTTACTTTGTCGTCACTAATGTTGTTGACATCATACGATGTTGTCCCATCATCATTATTAATAGTAATAATCATAATTAAAACTCCTCGTTATCTGTGTCACCTTCAACATATTCTATCAAGTTCTCTACCTTTACAGCCATGAGTTCAGCGAACTGACCATAGTCATTCTTGTAAGGTTTGATCTTGACAACAACTTCTGAACCATTACCTACGCTGACATCCAGATCATTACCATCTAAGTCAACAAGTTTAGGTGCAGCATTTGCAGTACCATCATTTCTTGTAGCTCTCTTGCTAAAAGTAAATGCCGGTTCATCATATTTAGGCTGTCCTGCTCTGTCTCTAACTTGATTAAGACCTATGCCTTCAAGTTTAGTAGCAGTATCAGGGTCTGTAAGAACAGTCAACCCATACTTGTGAGGTTGGAACCTCGTGTTTGGCGATGTGATATTAGCCCACATTGCCTTACCTTTTACATACTCATACATAATTATTCCTCCATCGGTTTGTATTAAGTGTCCGGTTTTAGGTGGCACAAGACCGGAAACTTGTAGATATTATAAGTTAAATAAAGGAGGGCAAAACTTCTTATAATATACCTTCGTATTAATCCCTAATAGCAGTGAGTATCTCTTCCCAAAATGTTAGTGCAGTATCGTCAAGTCGTACCTTAAAGGTATCGTCTAACTTCTCCACCACATGCCCGACAGTTGGGTAGTGTTCCGTCATATACAATCCAAACTTTCTGTACTCATCACGAGTAAGAATCTCTGTATTGTATTGATCTCTTTCTGCTAAGTAGTTCATCTTAATAAGCTTGTATTATAACACAAGTTACTATAAAAAGCAACCCTTAAATGTTAATTGTGAAAGGTAATGTACACCCTGTCATAGTAATAGGATTATCAAACTCTAAATCCATGACATAATTAAGTGTAGCTTGTTTAACTTTGTTAGGTACTTTACCCTCGTATTGAACATTAACAACATTACCTTTAAACAAATCATAGATCACAGTAAACTTTAGTGTTCTTTTGATTGTAATGTTTTCAATGTAATCACCATAAGGTTTATCCGACCTAACCTTTGGGCATGTCATTAACTCTGGCTCTGGTAGTATCTCTGGCTGTCCTAAAACTTGTGTACCTGTGAGTACACCTAGTCCAGCATTAACACCTAACTCCTCAGTAGGTTCTGGCTCTATATACTTTTCAATAACCACAGTTGCAACCGGTGGTTTGTTTAACAGTTCATCTAAATCATTTAAGATTCTATAAATCTCTGAGTTAGTTTCTTCCATTGCATCTAGTCTATCTGATAACTCAACTAAAGAATTACGATAGCTTTCTCTGGTAGATTCTATTAAGTCTGCTGTCCTACCTACACTTTCGAACTCTTCGCTGAGAGACAGGAAAGATTTATTCAACCTCGTAAGTCCTGCTTTGTTTTCTGTTATCCCTCCGGCTGTTGTTGTTACGATACTATAGACAGAAGCCATCGAAGCCACCAGCACCATTCCAAATATTATTTTAAATTTCATTTTACGCTACCTCCTGTGTAGTCCACCATGTAGGTTTAGCTCTGTTCTGTTCCCACTTGGCATAGTGTTTTTCATTGATCACATATCTACGATACGCAACGATTGGGTCATTATGTTTGTACTCCTCCGGCATAGCCTGTGCTAATGGTGTCATATCACCAATGTTTATATTAAGTGGTAGTTGCATAAGAGGTGTTGATAGTTTATCAAAACTTAAATGCGACCTACCATATCTATGACTGTACTCAATGGACAAGGCGATGAAGTGCCGATACAACCATTGATAGTTAGAACTAGATTCTCTTGCCCAGATAGTACAAGGATGATTCTTGTATGCAGCTTTGTAAAGTCCTTGCTTGTCTGCCCACTCATCACCATCCAGTTCTCTATGTGCTGTGCATAACATCTGTGCTGTTTCCAATGGCATCTTGACTAGCATCTTATCTGGTTGTGCTAGTGCTGATTCAACTGGACATTCATCAAAATAAAATATGTTCATTCACCCTCCTCAATTTTAAATGCTTCGTTAAGATGATACAGTAAGTCTGCTATTGCATGTACCTCTTGGATATCTATACCACCATATTCAAACAAACTATTAGTACC